CAAAAGCAGAGAATCCCATTTGAGCAGCTTCCCAATCAGAGTGCAATTCTTTCTTACATACTTGTAAGTTAACTTGCAATTCAGTTGGTGTAAGTACTTTCTCAGTTAGAGTAAGACCTGATGTAGTAGAATCAAAGTCGCAATCAGCAGAGCGTACAAGATTTGAGAACGCACCTACTTTCATAGCAGCTTTGTACTTAATGTTTGGTAAGATAGAGATAGCACCTTTGTCAAGTGTATCAGCACTTAGAAGGGCAGCACCGAGATATTTCCCTGCAAATTCCCCTGCATAAGTACTTCCTGTAATAGTTGGATTTGGCATTTTATATAAATTTAATTGTTAACAATTTTAGACATTACTTTATCAAAAGTACTTTGCTTTCTGTTTTGCGCATACTTTAGACTTACTTTTTGTTTGGGTTCAGGGTTATGAGTGATTGCTTCTGTTGCAGGTGTTTCAGATAGTTCCTCTTTCACTTGCTCTTCCACTTCGCTCATTTCCTCTTTCTTTTCAATCATCTGCTTGATTTCCTCAACCAATGATCTTACTTCTGCTAACTCTTCTTTAGTAGCATACTCAGCTTCCACCTCTTCAAGTTCAGTTTCTGTTTCTAATTCCTCAGATACTTCCTCAGATGCTTCAACTTCCTCTTCTTCCTCTTGGCTTTCAGATTTGATTTCGCCAATGATACCCTCTTCGCTTACAACAAGGATTTGCCCATCTTCCATTGTATATTCGCCAACAGGGACAGCCACTTTCTCATCGTCTGTAAGGATAAAGATTTCATTACCTGATTCAAACGCTTCTGCTTCAAGGACAGTTCCATTTTCGAGTTTCGCTTGTGCTAACTCTACTACTTGGGATTGCTCGATATTTTCTACAATATCAGCAGTATCTTCCCCAAGATAGGTTTTGATTTTACTTAGAATTTCTGTCGCTTTCATAATATAATAACGTATTTAAAATTTAATTTGTATTTTGGGCTATACTTTCCCAATACCTTGCGCTCTTAATGAGCCATCACAGCACTTTATAGAGTACGTGTTATCCTCGCATAAACAGGCACGTCTTGAACCCTTAGGGCTTGTTCTCGATGGTGTGATATATTTTTTAAGTCGCTTAATCATTTTCCTTGACCTCTGTATTTTTTCTTATATAGCTTTGAACCCTTAATACTACTCATTTTGGTTTTAGCGTGTACACCCTTTCTGCGTACCTTTGGCTTTAATACTTTTATATAGTCTATTCTCTTAGCCATCTATCGGTATGCAATTAGGTACTTTTTTTCCGTTTTTCATTTTCATACCATATTGGACGTATCCATCTTGGCATGGTTTTTTAAGGTTGTGCTGTTCGCAAGGCATATACCATACCTTACCCTCGTATTCGTGTTCGTGGTAAGATTCACAACCTATATCTTTTGCTGCTGCTATTGCTAATTCTTTTGTAGCAAACGCAAGTCTATCATCTATGATCGCCATCTCGTCATTGATAACCTGAGAAGCTAAATCTAATTCGCCTAACTCTTTTAACTTGCTTTCAGCCCAACGCTTACCTGCTTTACCACCCCATAGAAGATATGAGATAGTGCCACACGCCTTAGTATCGCTTTCATCGTAGTACTCTTCTGCTCTGCTTAGATATGAGTACATGCGCTTTATGGTTTCTTTCGAAACAGGACGACCTGCTGCGAGAGTGGCTGCACGAATTTTCCCAACGTCAGTTGCGCACTTATTGTTTACCTTCTCGTTAAGTTCAATACCACGCTTAGCGTTATTCTTTACACCACTTGGATAATCAGAGTATGATTCTAACTCTTCTTTTTGCCCATCTTTGTATCTACCATCCTTTTTAACGATTCTACGAATGTGTTTAAGCATATCCTGAGCTTCGTCCTCGTCAAAGTCATTGATAGGTTCTTTAGGACGTTCCATTTTATCAGCGAAGTACCCTTCAATAGAGAATCCTTTAACTTTGCCTGTTTTTACAAACTGTTCCCATATCTCTTCGTTGTTTACTTTTACAGCCCCCATCCAAGTTCCCACAGGTACATTTAGTCCGTACATTCTGCTTTTGTCGTGTTTCTCGTCCTCTACTATCCAACTTTCTACAAGTGTTAATCCGTTAATGCTATGCTGATGTTCTAATGTGGCTTTATTCTGATTGCCATTCTGTAAGTATAGCTGTGATGCTTTCTCTACTGTATCTTTTGAAAAGTAAATATAATACTCATCATCGCCCTTACGTCTGTATATAGGTTTGTTTGGGATAAGTAATGCACCGAGTAGGATACGCTTCTCGCCTGATACTTCTGCAAGTTTTATCTCTTCGTTTTTAAGTGCAATAAACTCTTCCTCAATGGCAGGGGCGTTTACAACTGAAATCGCTTCTATCCCTGTTATCTCTTGATCGTCTAATATAAGTTCTACGATTCGCATATTAATATAACGTATTTAGTTTTGTTTTTGTATTTTATCCTATCGATGCACCCTCTACGATGTTTCGGTCTAATTCCTGTGCTGTGCTTACATCGTTTGACACTACAAACGCTTTAACAGGTTGCTGTGATTGCCCACCTATTGCTTCTGCTAATTGGTTAGTACCTGATGCACCTACTATGTTAAATGCAGGGGGTACTGATTGTGATTGCGCTGCTGCTCTTGGTGCTGTGGGTGTTACTGATGGTGCAGAGCCACCCCCTAAGCCACCTGCTACACTTTTTGACTTACCTACTGCCTGAGTTATTGCACCAATGATGCCAACTGCCTGTAATGCGTACCCAATTAACATAGGTATATTTTGAGGAAAACCAACTTTAGCAGTTTGTGCTGTACCTTCTGCTACTGCTGCTGATGAACGAGCTGCCACTAAACTTGAAAACGTAATTGTTTTACGAGCTTCTGCAATTAGTTCCTGAGCATTTAAAAGTTGCTTAGCTATGAGTGCTGCTTTACCTGCTGCTGTTTCAGCACCAAACAACGCTATGGCTTGATCTACTACTTTTTTCTTTGCTGCTATTCTACGATTCTCAATATCTAATTCAGATGCAAGTACACGCTCATCTCTTGCTTTTTTATCTGCATCTAATTGAGCTTGTCTTTCTGCTTCGAGTTTATCTCTTTCTATTTGTTCAGCATCTTTCTCATCTTGTATTGCTTTCTCTGCTGCTCTTTGTTCGTTTATTAATGCAATAGTTTGAGATGTTACTTCTTTTTGTTTTGTAAGTCTTGCTGTTTCTAACTGTATAAGGTTTGCTTTTAATTGTGCTTCCTCATCTAAATCTTCTTTAGTAGATAGCCCCAAAGCATTTTCAGCTTGTTTAGCTTCAAGTCTTAATCGTGCAGCTTCTATCTCTTGATTTGTGATTTGTTCCTCAACCCTACCTGCTTCTTTTAAAAATTCAATTCTCTGTTCTGTTGTAAAGTTTTCCCTATCTACTGCTTTCTCTAATAGTTCAGCTCTTTCTCTATCTGCCTTTGCTCTACTTACTATCAATTGTCTTTCAAGTTTATCAGCTTCTGCTCTTTGGTCTGCAATTTGACCTGCTATCTTAGCTTCCTCTTTCATCTCTTTTACAAGATTAGAAGTTTCTTTGACTAATGCTTTTGTAACAATTACAGCAGGGTTCAATTCACTATTTAAAGCAACAAAACCATCTTTCGCATCAGTTAAAGCACCACTAAAATCGCCTGTAAAAACTTTTTTAATTGCACTTCCTAAAAGTCCTATGCCGTCAAGAACATTCTTAACTTTATCAACAACAAAGCTCTTCAGATTTGCAGCGAAATCTTTAAGTGATTGAATAGGATTTGTAAATACGTTAATTATTGCAGTACCTAAATTAGCCATCCTGTCTAATATCACACTTGTAACAGCACCAATCATCCCCATAAGTTTTGAAAACTTATTTTGTCCTGCTTCTGATCTTTTAAATGCCTGTATTAAAGAAACAACGCCAACAACTAAAGCACCAATTCCTGTTGATATTACCGCAGCTCTTAAACCCTTAAACCCTTTAGCGACATTTTTAACGCTATCTCTTAA